CCGTCGAGGACTGGTTCGCGGACCTCGACGACTCCGGCCACTTCCTGACGCCACCAACCACCAACTCCCAACTCACCACCCAATCACCGATTCGCCAAGCGAGGTCACGCCATGCCCGTTAGCAGCCCTGAAGCCGAAGTACTCGACCCCGAAGCCGATGACGTCGGCCTCGAGCTCGCGTCGCGTCTGCGGAACCCGCAGACACCCATCACCATCCAGGAGCTCGCGCTGCTCCGCGGCAAGGCCGTTGAAGTCATCGAAGCGCGCATCACCGTGCTCGAGACGGCGCGCAAGCGCGGCATCCGCATGACGTCGCCAGAGGATTGGGTGCTGTTCAAGTCGCCCGACGATCGCGTCACCGGCTACCTGCAGGACGCCGGCTGCGAGCGCATCCGCGACATTCTCTCCATCGAGATCTTCAACGTCTGTAAGCCCGAGAAGATCACGGCGAGCGACGGCCAGTCGTTCATGTACATCATCCAGGGCGACGGCCGCTCGAAGATCACGACGCAGGAAACGGAATCGGTCGAAGGCGGTCGCCAGTCCACCGACGACTTCTGCAAGGACAAGACGGGCGTTGCGCTCGACCTCGCCGTGCGCAAGGCCGCGCGATCGAACCTGAACGGACGCATCGTCCGCGAGCTCGCCGGCCTGAAGACCGTTCCCCTCGAGGAGTTGAAGGAGGCCTGGCTCGGTACGAACAAGAGCTGGGAGCACTGCCGGAAGGGGCGCGGCTTCGGGACCGGCGTCGAGCGCGCCGGCGGCGCCAGCGAGAAGGAGCCGCAGGTCGAGCCGCCGAAGTGCGGGGTCTGTGGAGCGACGGCGGTCTTCCGCAGCAACTCGCGCGGTGGCTTCTACGGGTGTCCCGACTACAGGAAACACGAAGCGAGGAAGTGGTCGATCGACGCACAGAAGTGGGTCGCCGAAGTTTCCGCGCGGCAACAGCAGAAGCCAGACACGACCACGACTGACGCTCCAGCGGAGCAGCCCAACGCCGCTCGTCAGGCGCCGCAACAGCCCGCGAACACGATGACCGCGGGCGACATCTTCGGCAACCAGGATCCGCCGCCGCAATCACGGAGCCGCCGGTGACACCGGCGACGACAGCTGCGTTGACGGCGCCAGAGATCGCAAAGAGCGTCCACCAGGCGTGGGAGGCCTTCCTCACGCGTGGTCGTCGCACGGGCCTGCCGCATCCGTACGTCTACGCGTCGTCGTGGCGGAAGTGCGATAGGCGAATGGTTCTGGAGATGACGCATCCGGACCAGCAGCCGCCGTTCCCCGCCGAGGTCCTCGCGAAGTTCCGCCGCGGCGATGACCGCGAGCGCGATCTGCTGTCGGACCTGGCGAGGATCGGCCGCGACGCCGAGCCCGCGTTCTCGATCGTCGGCCAGCAGGAGCGCTTCGAGCTCAAGGACCGCAAGGGCCGCGTCGCGATCGCTGGCAAGGTCGACGCGCGCCTGCAGATGGCTGGCGCCCGGGCGCCGATCGAGGTGAAGGCCTGGGCGCCGATGCTCGTCGATCGCATCGACACGTTCGCCGACCTCTTCGAGTCACCTTGGACACGATCGGGGGGCTACCAGCTTCTGTCCTACCTGTACGGCGCCAACCAGCCGTACGGGTTCCTGCTCCTCGATCGCTCGGGGCTGCCCTCGCTGCTGCCCGTGGAGCTCGACGCGCATCTCGATCGGATGGAGGAGTTCCTCACCAAGGCCGAGCGCGCGATCGACCACCAGCGCGCCGGTACGCTTCCGGACTTCCTCGACGAGCCCGCCGAGTGTCAGCGCTGCTCGTTCTACGGCGGTGTCTGCCAACCTCCGCTCTCCGCGCGCGACGTCGCGGTGCTGACGGACCCCGAGCTCGAGGCCAACCTGGAGCGCTGGCACGCGCTGCGCGACGCGGGCAAGGAGTTCGACCGTCTCGACACGCGCCTCAAGAAGCAGCTCCGTGGCATCGAGAACGCGTTCGCTGGTCACTTTTCGATTCGTGGCACCTGGGGCAAGCAGTCGCGCGTCGAGCTGCCAGACGACCTGAAGAAGAAGCACACCGTCACTGACCCGAAGGGTCGCTTCACGTTGGAGATCACACGGCTATGACCCCACACCACAACATCGCAGTGCTCCTGCGCACCGTCGCCGAGCTCCTGCAGATCTCGCGGCCGCTCGCGACATTCGACCTCGAGAGCACCGGTGTCAATCCCGAGCTCGATCGCATCGTCCAGATCACCGTCGCACGAATCGAGCCCAACGGTGACATCACAATCGACGGCACCCTCGTGAATCCGTGCGTAGCGATCCCGCCGGAGGCCTCCGCCGTGCACGGCCTGACCAACGAGCTGGTGAAGTCGGCGCCGGCGTTCAAGGCGATCGCGTCTCGCGTGTATGGGCTGCTCGAGGGCGCGGATCTCATCGGCTACAACCATCGTCGCTTCGACGTACGCATGGTCGCCGCCGAATGCAAGCGGGTGAGTCTCGGCGATCCCTGCGCCGGCGCCAGGCTGATCGACGTCGGGCTCATATTCATGAAGCGGGAACCGCGCACGCTCGAGGCCGCGATGCCGTTCTATTGCGGCGTCGTGCACGAGGACGCGCACGGCACCGACGCCGACGTCGAGGCCACGCTGCGCGTGCTGCTCGGGCAGTTCGACCGCTACGCGGATCTCCCGCACGACATCGACGCACTCGATGCGCTCGCGCGCGATCCGTCGTTCGTCGATCGCGACGGGAAGATCGTCTGGCGCAACGGCGAGGCCTGCATCGCGTTCGGCAAGAACCAGGGCGTCCCGCTGAAGCAGTGCGATTGGGGATTCTTCCGCTGGATGCTCGACAAGGATTTCCCCGAGGACACGAAGCAGATCGTGCGTGACGCGATGAGCGGGAAGTATCCGGTGCCGCAGTCGTCGCGGGAGACAGCGCATTCGGCGGCGTGATCGAGTCGGCGGCGGGATGGTTTGTAGGCAACCCATCACAAGTGCAAGACCACTGAACGGAGTGTCGATGCCGCTGTCGACGCGTACGCGAATTCAGGTGTGACCTGGTGCCCAAAGCGAAACAGAAACCACCCGCGTTCATGCTCTACGCCCGAGATTTCCTCACCGGCACGATGACGATGTCCCCCGCAGAAGTGGGCGCCTACATGCGGTGTCTCTGCTACCAGTGGGACGTCGACGGCATTCCCGCCGACGACGCAACGCAGCTCGCTCGCATCATCGGCGCGCCCGTCGACGACGCGCTCGCGCTCTGGTCGGTGGTGCGCAAGAAGTTCCGCAAGCTGAAGGACGGCCTCTACTGGAACGCCCGCCTCGAGGCGATCCGCTCCAACGCCGGCATCGACGTGGTCATGAAACGCAAGGGCGGGCAGTCGCGTTCAGCGACCGCGAAACGCGCGCCGAGCGGTCGCTTCGAGGCTTGTGGAAAAGCTGTTGAAAACCCTGTGGAAAAGTCCTCGCGGATGCCCGCCGTCGCGCTCGTGGCGACGCCGATCGAGCTCCCTGCTGGTCCAGCTAACGGTCCAGGAGTCGGTCCAGCACAGCTGGAGAAACCTGCTGGTGACAAGTCGTTGAATCTAAAGGATCGCCACCAGCAGGACTCCAGCTATCCAGATCCAGATCCAGATCCAGTACGTACTTCAACCGATCGAAGTACTCGGATCGATCGAAGTACGTCTTCACCAACCAGCTTGTTCGATCAGAAAGAACACCGTCGCTCCGCGCCGGTTCATTCATCGAGTTCACAACACAACGGCTCACCACAGAACGAGGAAGACCGTGCGCCAGACGCGGCAGCCGATCTCGTTCCGGCAGCTGTGTCTCCTGGCGAGGGAGCAGCTCCGGCAGGACCCGACGATTGCGGGCGAGGAATGGAAGGCGCGGATTCAGGACCGCGCGCACGCCATCGGCTACCTGACGCCGTGGCCGGAGGAAGTCCATCGAGCGATGGACGCGGTGGAGTACGCCGAGACGAGGCTGGGCCGTCGCCGCCCAGCGACCCGCCAAGCATCGTTCGAGGACACGGGCTCACCACGGCCGCGTCCGGTGCCGCGAACGATCAAGGACCTCCCACCGGAGATCCGCCAGATGGTCGAGCCAGTGATGCGGATCTTCGGCGCGGGTGGATCGCGGGCATCCGCGATCTCCACGCCCGTCTCTACGGACCCGACGCAGGTCCAGGCGGCCATCAAGCACGCCATCGACGAGTTCTGGTCGGCACGTTCGGCGACGTCAACGCGACCATGGTGCGCGCACTGCCGCGCCGTGTGCGGCGACGTACACACCTGTCCCGAATGTAATGGAGCTCCCGTGTGCGAGACCTGTTTCAAGGAGTTGAGGCTGCGATGAAGACATGGAAGCTCGCGCGCATTGAGGACACGTGCGGCAGTTGCCGCGCGAAGATTCGCGTCGGCGAGAAGTGGCTGCAGGTCACGACCGGGCCGAGTCGGTTCGTCCGCTGCGAGCCGTGCGGGGTGGCGATGTTCGGCGAACAGCCGCCAGAGACGATCGCCGACGACATCGAGCTCGACGACGTGCCGAGCGGCATTCCACATCAGCCGTCGTTCTTTGCACCTCGAGGTGGGCGATGACGCCAGACGCCGTCACGTTCACGGTGCTCGGTGTCGCTGCGGCGAAGGGCAACATGAAGGCCTTTCCGTTCAAGCGCGGCGACGGGACGATGGGCGCGATCGTCACCGAGGGCACAAAAGGCTCAAAGGACTGGCAGATCGCGGTGCGGAACGCGGCGCAGCAGCAGTGCGCCGGCAAGTTCTTCGAGAGCGCCGTGCGCCTGGCGATCGTGTTCTTCCTGCCGCGGCCGCAGTCGCTGCCGGCGCGCGTGAAGCACCACACGAAGAAGCCTGACGTCGACAAACTCGTGCGCGCCGTGAAGGACGCCCTCAAGGGTGTGTTGTGGCACGACGACGCGCAGGTGATCCACCTGGTCGCCAGTAAGGCCTACGCGACGACACAGCCGCACGTGCGCATCGTTGTCGACCACGCCGAGGTCATCGAGGAGACCGCGGTGGATCAGGACCTGTTCGCCGCACTCGATGACGTGCGGCCCATGGAGGGAGGACCCAGATGCTGAGACTCGGACAAACGTTGATGTATCGCCTGTCGCTGGACGACCTGCAGCGCGTTGCCGAAACGCGCGGCACCGGCGGCGACGGCCCCCTCGGGAGCGCGCCATTCGTGGGGCAGGTCGTGCCGCTCGTCGTCACGCGGATCCTGCTCGAGCACGTCGGCGAGAACCAGCACGCCGTCAACGGCCAGGCGCTGCTCGACGGACCGGATCGGCTCTGGGTGACGACCGTGCGCGAAGGCGACGAGCCAGGGCAGTGGTCTGTGGGCGACGAGCTCCAGCACGCGCGACTCCTTGAAGTGTTGGAGATCGCCAAGCGATGCGAGCAGCAGCTTCAGGACGCCATCGCCGCGCAGCCGTGTCGGGCGCTCGCGGAGTCGCAGTCATGAAGCGGGCGAGGAAATCGGCGAAGCCGAAGAAGGTCGCGTACGAGGTCATTCCTCGCGAGAACGACCCGGCCAGCCCAAGTCTGTTCGGCGGCCCGATGTACGGCCTGCTGGCCGAGCTCGTGAACGCGCACCACGCCGAGATCACGGACGCGCGCATCGCGTTGGCCTGGTGCACGTCGTGGAAGCCCGACGTCGACGGCCGCGTGATTCTCGGGAAGTGCATGAAGGCGACCGACCTGCATCGCGAGCTCGCGCCGTTCGACTTCGTCATCCTGCTGCAGCGATCGTTCTGGCTCCACGAGAGCGTCACCGATCACCAGCGTCGCGCGCTGCTCGATCACGAGCTGTGTCACGCCACGGTGAAGTACGACGCGACGACCGGAGAGCCCGCCGTCGACGAGCGGGGTCGGATCGTCTATCGCACGCGCAAGCACGACATCGAGGAGTTCGCGGAAGTGGTCGAGCGCTACGGGACCTGGAAGAAAGACATCGAGGCCTTCGCGCAGGCGCTGCGCCGATCGGCCCATCAACCGTT